AAGCACTGCCTCTTCCAGTTCGCCGCGCAGTTCATCTGACAAAACATATTTATGTTTCTTTTGCAGATGCTTTTCCATGTAGTCAAAGTATCTTGATACTGTTTCTTGCCATGTCTCACGCCGTTGCTCATCCTCTTTCCATCTGGCATAGCGGGACAGTGCTATAAAGTTTTGATAGTCGGTTGGTAAATAGTTATTCATGGGGTCACTCCTGTATTGTCTTAATATGTTTGATAACAGCACCATCTACATCATAGAAGTATTCCTGTATGCTGTCCTCTATTTCAACTGCTACATCACCGTCAGCAGGAACGGGGTATTCATCAGGGTCAATGTCTATTGTTACAAATACTTTAACTCTCATCTCTGACCTCAATTAGTTTTTCCAAATACCATTTTGCTTTCTTCAAATCTTCGGAACCATTTTTATAGCGATACCGCCAGAGGTATTTCATGATGTTTCCCTGTAGGTAATACTCAAAGCCTTCCTCTGTAGCAGCACAGATAGCATCTATACACTCAATACCTGCTTGATTGTAGTGAGGTGGGCTATTGACCATATCACTTTGAGCAGCAGCCTGTTTTTGTTTTTCTTCTATCTCTCTTATAACTTTTCCATAGTCATTCATCATGCGTTTCCTTTCGGCTTAAAGTCAACAGTTAATATGTTACCCTCTTTGTTTATTACTGTAGCTTTATCTTCTACTACATCTTCATAGTCTTTGTCAACAACTTCTACGACATAGGAATGCACAAGTTCTCTAAACTCTTCGTTCAGTTCCATAACTGGAATAGAGGATGCAACCATCTTACAAAAATGCATCATGCCACTGTAGTCATCGTCACCTAGTTCGTTATCAGGTGATGTGATAACTGCTAAATCTATCTCGCCGTTCCAGCTTCCACTATAGTCAGTCAGGGGACGAATGCGAACCAAAAAATCATTACCCTCAATGCTAAATTTATTTTCCATTACTTACTCCTCTTTACTTTTGTTCCATTAAACTTGATAAACTTAGGATGTGTGTTCTTTCCTTTTTCTTTTAGCCAATCTTCGGGAATGATTCTGTCATAATACCTAAAGCCATATTTGATACACCATTCTGCGTATGAAGACTTTGCTCCCTTGCGTAGCTTTCTTCTACTGTTTTCAAACACAAAGCGTATATCCAGCTTGGGATGTTGCTTCTTTACTGCAAGATGCTTTCTCCTATCTGCTGCTGTAAACATGCCTTTAGTTTCTATTATAATTCCATTATGCAGCACGAAGTCTGGAGTGTATGTTCTGTATGCAAGGTCTTCCCACTCAATCTTAACTTGCTCATAGAGATACTCTACGTTCTGTTCGTTAAGTGATTCAGCAACCTTGTATTCAAGACCACTACGATACCCTTTCTTTCGTGCTGCAATAAATTGTTTTGCATTAGGCATTACTTATATTCTTCTGCTAGGCTAACATATGGAACTAGCTTTGGGTCTTTAGCCTGTGACTTAACAGCCGGACGTTCTTCTAATGTAGGCCAGCATGAAAATCTGTAGGAACAAAAACCACAGTTGCTATTCAATACAAGATTGCCAGTTTCCTTACCTCTAAATGTTTCTGGCACAGCTTCAAAACAACGCTCGAACTTATTGTCTTTTATCTTCTGAACCGTATCATTAACATAAGACATTTCTTGTTCTATGTCAAGGTTAGTGGCTGGCACATACTTAAACTTTCCATTAGCCTTGTTAACTACCCACCAGCCACCAGCTTTCTTGCCAGACGCTTTTGCATAGCCAGCTAACTGTGCTACATATCCAAAGCCATCACCCTCTTTTAGTTTATCAAAGGATTCAAACTTGTATTTGTAAGACCAGTCAGAGGCAGACTTTACATCATCAACGGAACCATCAATAACAATATCATATGTTCCATTGATGGATGCATTGTCCAACTCAAGAGTAACTGAATCAGAGTCTTCATACTGCACTCCTGCTTCTTTAAGTAAGCCTTTGAAGACAGCTTCAACGATGTCTCCAATCATCATGTTCATTACGAATGTGGTTGGCCGTGGCAACGCCTTCTCTGGTTCGTTCTTCTCATACCAAAGCTGGCAGCTTGGCCTACCAATGTTAGACATTCGCAAACCAAACTCTTTTCGTTTGTTACCACCGCCAAACTGACGTTGCAGTGCAGCGGCTACATCTTCTGCAACCTGTTTGATAGTTGCTTCTGACATAGTGGATTGTCCATTAGCGGCGTTCTCCATATACTGGTGCAACGCCAGTTCAGCTGGATGGTTCATTACGCTGCGTCCTCGTCTTCCAGTTCAATGTCAACAATGTCATCTACAATTTCTTTGTCATCGTCATCAATGTGAGAGTTAGTTTTCTCTGCCCATGATTTGATGATATAGTTATTGTAGTTGTCAACCCAAGCCAAGAAATTAGAAAATGTAGTCTGTTCCGCAGCTTCGATGTTCAGTGTCTTTGAAACATCAAGTGATACAACAGGAAGATAAAAGCTATTACCATTAGGAAGTTTGCGTTCCTCTGTATTAGCAGTAATCATGTGCTGCAAGGGAAGTCGTTGCATCTTTGCCAGCGTAGAGAAACTCTCACCAACAATCTTGAAAGCATCCCGATTGTCAATCTCCCAAATGAATGGGCATGACTCAACTGTAACTTCCTCACCTTTTTCGTTCATAGGTTTGGACAACTCAACTGTTCCAAACAACACACGCACACGCTTGATTTGCTTTATCAAGTCCTGTGTCTTCTGTGGCAATGCCTTAAAGTCTTCGATGTAACCAGCAGGTTTGCCACAGTTAAAGCCACCATCGTTATCCTTCAGGTCAACATTCAGATTGTCTGACATGATTGTTTTGATGTAACGATTAGGTGTCTTATCACTACCCTTTACAAAACGCTTATACATAAAGCGTTGCATATAAGGGCGTATCTTTATGGATGATGCATAGTAGGCTGGACCATCTGGAATCTCTAGCTTGTATGTTCCACCATTAACAACTTCCATATTTACCTTGCGGCCATTTACCTCTGCCTCACCCATGATAGGTGAGTGAGAGATACGCAGCCGTGCAAGGGTGCTTGAAGAAGACTTGGTTGTCCCTTCATTAGCAATACCCATAGCCTTGGCCATGGCTGCATAATTGTTTGTGTCTATCGTAGTCAATTCCATATACATATACTCCTTTCATAAAAGATGAAACATAGTTATATCACGCAATGTCTTTCGTGTCAAGCCAATTCGGACCAATTTTTGCTTCCAAAATCAGAGGAACATTAAAGACTATACCCCACTTAGTGGTGATTAGACTGGTAAGCATTTCGTTTGTATCTGTAATTATTTGCTTTACCTGTTCTTCTTCATCTGGATGCACATCAATAACGATAGAATCGTGAACAGTATTTACCACACAAGACTGCATACTGTCAAGCTGTTTATCAATGTGCAGCAAGGTAAGCGGCACAATATCTGCTGTTGCAAATGATTGCACCGGGTAGTTCTTTATCTGCGTGAAGTGAGACACACGACCATTTGGCTTTGGCCTTACGTCTGGGAAAGAGAACTCTCTACCCGATGGTGTTTTGATTACGCCTGTAGTCAAAGCCTCTTTAGCCAATCGGGAATGCCAAGCTGCGACTCCCTTGTATTTGTCTGTGAAGTGTTCGTAGTATGCTGCTTCCGCTTTTGTTCTGCCAAAGCCTGTTGCTCCATATAGCGGCGCGAATGTATGCGCCTTCGCAGTCTGTCTATCCGTAGGCTGACCAGCAGCGGTAATAACTTTAGCGGTGTATGCATGAACATCAAATCCAGTAGAAACTTCCTCAATAGCAACTCCATCTTGTGATAAATAAGCAGCAGCACGAAACTCTAGCTGTGCAAAGTCTGCTTCCATAATCTTGCCACCCTCAAACCGTGACACAAACACCTTCTTCACAGGGAATGTGCCACCCCTTGGCATGTTCTGCATGTTAGGGTCAGCACCACTGAACCTGCCAGTAGCAGTGCGATGCTGTAGCAAGCGAACATGCAGCTTACCATCTTGCTTTGTATGTATGCGTATGCCTTCCACGAAGGAAGACAGATAGGTATCAATGGCAGACAACCGCCTGACCTTTGACAAGAAGTCAACTGCATCATCCATGCCCTTTGACTTGGCAGCATTCTCTAGCATCTCCAAGTTTTGTTTGGATGTAGAGAAGCCATTAGCACTCAACCACTTAGGACTAGGTGGGCGAAAGCGAAGGCCAGCCAACTTCTCTGTGTTATTAAACAGGAAACCCTTTGTATCACAAGTTGTGCATCTGTTCTTTCTAGCAAAGGGAGTTCCATCCTTCTTCATCTTACGCACATAACCTTCTCCACTGCAGTCGGGGCATTTCTCCGCAGCAGTTTTATACAGCTTGCGTGTGCCGGAACTAATCAGTGTAGCAAAAGCAGAGTCAGACATGTATGGGTCAATCTTTTCTGACCAGTATATCTTGTCCATTACTTGGCGGCTGTAGATTACCCAGCCAAGTTGCTCTGGACTGTTGAGATTGATAGGCGTGTCACCCATCAGCTTATGAACATGTTCCTGCAAAGCAGCTTCTAATTGTTTCTTCTCTTCCTCAAACTCAACGCGAACCTCTTCCAGCTTACTGCTATCAACAGTAAAGCCACGCTGATATATATGGGATAAACACACAGCAACCTGATTGGTCAGGTCAACTGTGCCACGCAGACCAGCATCTGAATTGGTATTCAGACGATACATAATCTTATCTGATAACTGCTGTGTAGCATGAAGGTCAGCTGACAGATACTCACATAGTTCTTCATGTGGTATGTCTCGTGTGCTATACCCCTTCTTAAAGTATTCCTTTAGTGTGTCTTGCTTTCGTGTGTCCAACTCATAACGTTCAGCACAAGCCTCAAGAGACAGTGGTTCTTTCACGCCACGCTGAAGCACATACTCTGCAAGCATAGTGTCAAAGACAGGGCCATCATACTTGAAGCCACTCTCCCACAGCCACAGCAAGTCGTGCGCTGCATTGTGCATTATAAGCACAGTTGATTTGTCCAACCACTCTTGAACAACAGAGTGACCATTAATCTCTGGTTCTACTTCCGAATGGTCAAAGGTAACGATGCGTTCCTCACCAGTGTCAGAGAGTATACCGACCATAGTCAGTGAGTTCTCTGGTTCAAAGGGGTCAAGATGCATCTTACCATCACGGTGCGTAACCGTGTTCTCTACATCAAGAGTTAGTTTCATTACACATACCTCGCTGTCTGATACTCAAGCACTGACTCCACTTTACCATGCCAGCCTGTGAGTTTGTTCTTAACTACATTCAAGTGACGCATTGGGTCTTCTTCCAACTCATCTGAACGACTGCCTGTCTCTGACATCTTTACTGGATTCTTTGCCAGCAGCACCATCAAGTCAGCCTCTGCTGCTTTACCTGTCCGGCTACCTTCCATCATACTCTGGTTCAATAGAACCTTGCCTTCTGCTTCAGCTGAAAGCTGTGACATGTAGAACATAGCGCACTCATACTCTTTTGCAATCATCCTAGCATGAATAGCATTTGCTTTCAAGGCTTCATCTGTTCTAGCAAAGCCACCTGTCTTGGCAAACTTGTCACCCATGTCAAGGATAACAATGTCAGGACGGTATGTTTTACAGATGCTTTCAACCCAAGACATGTCACGACCAGTAGCATCCTTAATCTTGATGCGTTCCTTAACAGGTGCATACAAGTCACGGGCCTTGCTTGGATTATCCTTAATCTCACGCATGGTCATGCCAGTAGCAGCTGTCAGGTATCGTGCGCCAACACGATGGTATCCTTCCTCGTTACACAAGATGATGCAGTTAGCACCCTGATGTGCAAAGCCACGAGGAGCAGCAATCATGCTGGCATGGAACGATGTCTTACCAGTGTTAGGCCGTGCGCCTACCTCAATTAAGTGACCAGCATTTACACCTTCTACTTTCATAGCCAATGAATTGATGTTAAATGTCCACCTTGCCTCAAGGTCATTGCGTGATAGCAGTGTGTCAATCTCGATGTCATCCCACTCGACATTCAAGTTGGGTGTGAAGTCATCTCCATACTGCTCAAGCATAATACGCAGCGGTTCAAGGCTGGTCTTATCTCCATTCACATAGTCAAAGCCAAGGTTTGCAATGTCCTCACCAATAACCTGTTGAAACAGTTTGGACAGAACCTCTTGTGCTATGTCACCGCCAAGCGGCTGCTCTCTCTTGATGTTACGAAACAGACCTTGATACGCTTGCTTCTGTGCGGTGGTGAGTGTGGGATTGTTAGACATGAACAATGCCTCAATCTCATCAGGCGTTACAGTGCGTTCATACTTATCCATTGCATTGTCAATAGCCTGTTTAATCTTACGGACATCCTTACTGAACAGTCGGTCAGGACACCTTGCCCCCCGATGGTCATCGTAGAATGACTTGTCCATCAGACTTCTTATTAATGATAGTTCCATATTACTTATCTCCTATGCTGGCTAACCTTTGCAGGTCATGTGGGTTACGATACTTGAGGTCATCATGTAGGCGAAGGACATGAACCTTGTCCACATGGCCTCTCAATTCCTTTGCCATAGCTATTGTCTTTGGTAATGCGTCAGGGTCTAGTGCTATGACAGCTGTCGAGAACTGTGAGAGATACCTCTTGTGTGACTCCTGCAATGATGTTCCCAACACAGCAACCCCAACAAAAACATCACTGCCTACAACTGCGGCACTCACACAGTCCTCAACAACTACAGCGACTTTACCACAACCATGCACAAATGGCAAGCCACTATTTCCATATCGCTTCCACTTTGGTAGGCGTTTGCCTAATGCTCTACCAGTAGCGTCCACGATATGGCCATCGTGTTTGACGGGAAATACAACACGGTCTTCCTTCACATCAAACATAATTCCAATCGCATCTTCATCGATGCCCCACTCAGCACACCACTTGATTACCTCACGCTTACCACGGTGAGGGACAATGTAACTAGGCATATCAAATGTGCTGGCGGCATATTCCTCTGCCCCCGCAAAGCCGGAACGAATATCTTCTACGGAGAGATGAACACGTGTGCTACCACTTACAGTGCAGGAAGCCTTGTAGCAATTCCACATGAGACTGCCCATGTTATTGGTCACAGTAAAGGTTTTGTATCCTTTACATACAGGACAGTTCATCCTCTTTGTTTCTCCATTAGATAAGTCTATATCACTTATAATGTTATATACATTAGTCATATATAATCCCTTTCTTTGCGGCAGTTACCATGCTTATAACATGATTTTTACGCTCTGTCAATGCATAATTTGCACTTGACAAAGTATTTTTCATGTAAGGTTTTACGCTGCCGGGGTTAGCGTGTCCTGTAACCGACATAATTTGACCGATACCGACACCGGCCTCAACCATCTCTGTTGTTCCAGTCCTGCGTAGGTCAGACAGCCGCAACTCCTGCGACAAACCTATGCTATCCATGATAGTTCGTGCATATTTGGGCAGCTTTGTAAGTGAGTATGGCTTGAACTCACCTCGTATTGGTCTAGGCATCGGGGCTACATACTGTTGAAAGCCAAAGTCATCTTGCTGCTGACGTAACATCTCGCACAAGTCATCCGATATAGGCAGGTGAACATCAGCCCTACGCTTGCTCTGCTCAATGTGAACAGTCTGTGTGTCAAAGTCAATGCTATCCCATGTAAGGTTACGCATATCACCAATACGCTGACACCATTCGTATGCCATCTGTGCAATCAATCCTATGTTGCGTGTGTTAAAATCGCTGTATGCTGCATCAAGAAACTTTTGTAAGTCTTCCCTGCTCCACACAGTCTTTCGCCTCTCTGCTGTGCGCTTCCGCACAAGAGAGAAAGGGTTCATGCTGCACAGTTCCATACGCAAACCGTGATTAAACACCACTCTTGTAACAGACATTACATGATTAGCCATGTGAATACCCTTCTCACACCATTGGTTGTAAGACTCCTTTGCAAAGCGGCTGGTGACAGCATCAAGATTGTAGGAAGACAGAGGCTTCTCATCCACTACTGTGTCAAGCATAACAGACAGAAAGTATTGATACTGTTTCTTAGTTTCATCTCGTAACTGTCTGTAATCATAGGAAGAATAGTAATCTTCTACTAGTTTATTTACCTTCATGCTTAATCCCTATATCCATATTGTTCAGCATCATCTCCCATAACATGCCTACATCCATTAGGTGCTTCATCACAATTAGGGTAGCTGTAACAGCCTAAATGTGGGTCTACATATGTCATCTTGAAGACATCATACTTGATATACTCCCATATACTTAGGCATGGAAAATGTATCAGGGTCATGTAAAGATACTGTCTTAGTGTCATCTTGACTGACCAATCTTTCCAGTATATCCCATCTCCCTTAGTAATAGCACGAATATCCTGAAAGAACCCACATACAGCCCAATACTTATACAGGAGTTTGTAAGCTATACTTCTTTCTCCATATTTGGTTTGTATGTATTCTTCTAAATACTCATTTCTCTCATAGTGTTCATAGAAACCATGCTCTTTGCTCCAAAAACACTGCCACAAACTTTGTGGGCCATTCCATTCTTCGCTCATGCTGCCTCCAACTGTTTGAATGCTGGGTTTGAAATCCACTTGGATACTTCATGCTCACGCTGGAACATTGACACAGCCTGTGTATCGTTGCCAGTATTGCGAAGGTTAAAACCATTACGCTCATCTGCATAGGTGGCATAGTTTGTGAAGGCAGAATACAGGGCAAACATATTGTAGCCACGCACTCCGGCTTCTGCACTATACAAGCTGAACATATCGGTTGCTTTCTTTTCTGAAGACATAACCTTTTCCAGCATAGCTTTCACATCAAAGGTGCTGATGCTAGTGTTAGCCCAATGCTGAAGCTGCTTTGTCTGTGCATAGAAGTCCTGCTGTGACCGCTTCAAGTCGCGGATAAACAGGTCAAGACTAAAGTTGCTGGTGTTCTTACGCCGCACCTTGTCATGCTCACCACGAATCATACCATTGGTGCAGAAGAAATCAATCGCACCGAAGTATGTCTGGTTGGAACAGCTACCATCAATACCATGCAAGGCAATGATACGCTGGGCAACAGTCGTGCTGTGCTTGTCTGTAACAATCTCTGCTGTAACATTCGGCAGCGTCATGTCCATCAATGCCCATGCGTTGTTTCGTGCAGTCTTCCATGTCAGCTTTGCGTTGGCTACCTCATCTGGTGACAGGGTTTCCAGCACAGTATCCTGAACACCATGAAAGAAATCAGAATGGTCTGCACAGTTAAAGTCTTTTCCTACGATACCAATGTAATCACCTGTATTTCCATTGATAACATACTTCTTCTCTGTGAACTTGGTAGGTTCAAAGACTGTTTTGAATTGAAGATTATCCGGCACAGTCTCAATGATGTTAGTAAAATCCAGTGGCATTTCCTTCTCCTTTTTGCTAGTGGTAACTGATATTTTGTTAGATGATAACACAGACGCACAGTTAGTGTCAAGTATTATCTTCCCATCTGTAAAAGATATGTTCACCAATCTGAACAACCTTTGTCTTTGTGTCTGCCCATTCGGGCTGGACATAGGTAGCGTGATAATGTGTAGCACCCTCTACAAAGTCATCTAGGTTGCCGTAATACACACCATGTGCGATACGCATAGCATCCATCCATGCTGTGCTATCCTTTGGTTTGTCTGACTTGCCATCACAATACCAGCTAAACTGACAACGATTGCGAACAGGAAAGTCATCTGTCCATGAGTATGTTGGGCCTTGCTTGACTACCTCACAGGCAGTGTTGGGGTATCTGTCATCATACACTCTGTTCATCACTACTTGTGCCACCGCAACCTGCCCAATGAAGGGCTGGTCACGGGCTTCATGATACACATTGAGTGCAATGCAGACAAGTGCTTCAATTATCATTGTATTTTTGTGCTAACACTACGAATATGAAGCACAAGTTCCATCCAATTAAAAGGAAAGCTAGTTCAGTCATGCTGCATCTCCTTCTTCTTCTTTCATTTCTGCAATCATTTCACTGATGCCAAACTCCTCATCAAGTTCGGGGTATTCAGTGATAACTTTCTCTACATCATCAACGCAGTAATCGTTAGGCTCTGTCATGTGTGCAAAGCCGCCTGTGTATTCACCGATATACATCCAGCCTTCATCAAGGTAACGAGCAGTGACCTCAAATCCCATGTCTACTAGCTTGTCAAAGACAGGGATAGGTGGCGACCATGCAGTGTTAAAGTATAGTTGCAGTGTGTTCGCATCAATGCGGTCACAGTGTGCATCGTATATGTCCCACTTGGTTCCCCAATTTTGAAGCCGCCATTCATACCATCCTGTCACACCATTCTCGTCAAAGCCTGATGTGCCTTCAAGTTCTTTGGGCATAGGGATGAGATGATTGAGCAGTTCTGTGTCATCTGTATTCATTACATTGTAGATGTCATCAATCATCTTGCTGTCAGCGTGTGACAGGATTACTTTGTTGTCTGTATGGTTAGGCATTTTCATGCTCCTTTGCTGTTGTTGATTCACTCTCATACTTATAGAACAATTCTTTCACAGTGTCAATACTTATCTTGAACCATTCATTGCGCCTCTCATCGGCCAGCTTTTGAACAGTCTTGTGCATCAAGTTCTCTGTCTTTCTCTTATTGTCTGTCTGTATTGTGCAGACAATCTTGTAGTCACGATAGGGTGAACCAGTCTGGTATCCATTCAGCCTGTCCTCTGCTATGGATGCACACCCTATCTTTACCCACTCTGGCCATGCCGCATTGACAATGGCATACACTTCACCCTTTGGCACACTGTCAATCTTATTGTGCGACCATGCGTCATCAAGTGACTTGTAATTGCCCGGCTTGTGTAGTGGGTGAGACTTCGGAATGTATTTGCCATTGACAAACATTCGTGTCATGTTTTTCTTGGCATGAGAGACTATCCTTCGCCTAGTTTTATCTCCGGGTTGTATATACCACCACTCACCATCCTCAAAGACAGCTTCACCCCGAATGTAATCCTTGTCCATTCTCAATTCCTTTCTTCATCCATTGTGGCATTTCTCTGCCCTTGTTATATCTAGCAAAGCGCACTTTGTCAACAATGTAGAAGGCACGATATGCTTCAATAGGCCAGTTCTCATCTGTCTTTAAGTCATCGTGACCACTGAAGCATTGAGGGTGTGGTGTCAGGAAGTTTGTTGTGTCAGGTATAAAATGCACACCCTCTTTCAGAGCATCATAGTGTTTGCCAGCACCATGCTCTTTGCCATAGCGGAATGTGTATTCACGCAACATACTGTCGTATAGCCTGAAAGCAAATGAGTAGTTACGATTGTTATCCATTGCCCACAGTGTGCATGGGTGCTTCTGATGCACAGGCTTATACAATCCCATCTCTTGTGCATACTCTGGCGCATGATGCCACAGGCTAGTGCATAGCATCTGTGCTTCTTCTAATGGCATCTTGACAATGTGCTGGTCACACAGTGACCTAGCTATCCAGTCAGGGTGATGTTCAATCAGAAATCTGTTCATTGTCTGTCTCCTTTGTCGGTCAGTTTCCAACTATGGCGACAGTTA